CTCCTTAAAAGGTGTATTCGGAAAGAGCGACAGCAAAGTTGATGGTCCCGGTGCTAGCTGAGTCCACGTAGTAAATTGTCTGAGGGGTTGTGATTGGTATCTCATGGAAGGGCGCAACAATGCCGCCGCCCACACCGGTGTTAGAGATCGCCAGCGTCAGGGTTCCGATGGAAGCGCCAGACCCTCCAATAGATGCCGCCAAGTTTGACCCGGACGCGCTAGATGTAATGGTTAGCGTGCCATGGCACGATTTCGCATTTAGCGGCGCGTAGGTGCTGATATTCAGTGCGGTAGCCGTACCTTGCTGGGTAGCCGTGCTGAGTACAGTTGTAAGGACGGTAAATACAGTCCTGTCCGTCTGATAACCTATCGTGAATAAGCTGCTGGCAATTCGCTGCACGCTGACAAGGGCGGACGCTGTATACCCAGCGGGCATATTTGCGCCACCGTAAACCTCTGGCGCCGCCGTCGAAGTTGCGTTAACGGAAAGTAATGCTGATACCCCTGTTGTCGGGTTGTAGATAGCGTATACGGCAATATATCCAGTAGCCGGAACGACGCCTGTATCCATCCCGCCAACACCGGAGCCCGCAAGGTTTATCGTCTTGCTGAAGTTGCTGAGCAGCCATGGAGCGCCGCCGAGAGCGGACTTCACCGCCACCTCGTCAGCAGTAAATGTCGCTGTTGCGCTGGCAGCCGCAATCGACATTTTGCCATTGCGAATACCGCCGACAACTGCCGCCATCTGTTGGAGCTGAACTGCATGCTGGGATTGAGTTGCCGGACCAACCTGCTGGGCGCCACCAGTACAGCCAAGCAAGACCCAGGAGTTGAGCGTCGAGTGCCACATCACCTCGGCCTTACCGCCTGCGACGAATTCGCCGCCCTGCAACGGAGAGTGAGATCCGCCAATAATCGCGTTAGGTCCGATACCATTGGGGCTGAAAGTCGCGGTCGTAGGGTTCGCGGTCTTTACCTCGAACTCCAGCACCATGCCGTCAGTCAGTGTGGTGATTGCTGGAAAATAACTGCACTTGTAAACGCCTGCGGTGCCGAAATCTTTCGCATACCCCATGTTGTTGGCTTGGATAGCTGGAACAAGCCCAGCAGGAAGCAGCGGAGCTGATGCGTACTGCGCAATGCTTGCCGATGTGATCGTGGTTTGCCCGTAAGCCACGGTGACCACGTATAGGCCGACATAGCCGCTATCCGGCGCGGGCGTGACTTGGCTGCCAGTGGTGGCCATAACGCCAGCTTTGGCCTGAACAACAACCGCGCCCTGACGCGACGTATTCTGCGTAAGCCCGTTATTCCCAAGCCCGCTGAATGGGGCGGAAGGGTTCGCGCTGTTGTAGTAGGGCAAAAGAACGGGGATTGCGTCCACGTCCTGGTATGCAGCTTCGATCAGGTAGTTGATGGACTTGCCTGACGTGCCCGGGGCGGCGCAGGTCAGGGTGACCGAATCAAGAAGTACACCCTGCTTTACGATTGAGTGAGTCGTATCTGCGGCCAGGCTTGAATAGGCAGTGGAGTCGATGTTGGCTGAGGCATATATTTCGCCTGGCGCCACAACGACCTGAAGCGATGCCGGGCCGGTAGGCGTTACCGCAAAGCCGTTGGCAATCGTGCTGGTGCCGAGCATGGATGCCGAGAGCTTGGCCAGGCCGATCATGGAGTCCTTCGCTATTTGCAGCAAGGTTGTCTCTGGCAGAATCTGGCCAGGGTAAACGATCTGTCTGTCCATGAAATCCCCAATAAAAAGCCCGCTCAAGGCGGGCTGAAGTGTGATTTGGTTTGAGTTAGCTGGTGATGCGGTACCAGACCGTTGTCGCTATAGGCTTGGCTGCCTCGATAGCGGCAACGATGTCGGCATCTGTCACTTGTGGAGAAATCTGCGAGGCTGGAGCCAGTCCGCCGGTTCTGGATAGGCCGAACCAATTCGTGCGGATGCCGGGCCAATTTCCAGCGCCCGCGCCGAGCGGCCGATAAACCGTGACAAAGGCCTGATAGGGCGACACCACAGACCCAAGCAGTCCGGGCCCGGAGCTGCCCAGATAGAAATTAAGGCCCAGCCCGCCAACGTCTTGCGGGCGGGCAGGCTCGATAACCAAGGGGCTGCGCCCGGTCAGGTCAAACAACACCTGTTCCATGCCATGGCGCGTTGTCCGCTCCCTGAAAATATTGATCAGAATGCGATTCAGGTAGCTCTGATCAGCCTGAGCCGAATAGCGCACCAGACCACTACCGAAGAAGTCCAGCGCGATCAGGTCGAGCCAGCTATCCGAAGCGGTCTTTATCCGAGTCTGGGCCTTTGCATATAGATAGAGGGCGTACCCCCAGGAGATTGACTGGGCGTACCCCCACAGAAGCGCATCGAGTAGAGGGTTGCTGTCGCTAAACCAGCCGACGGGCAGCAGGCTCTTCAGCCGGCCGAACATGTCCGTTTGATCACCGACACTCATTTAGGCCACCGTGATTGCGCCAGGTCGAATGACCTGCTTTTGGGTTGCGGCAATGTCTGCCGTTGATCCGTTGAGCAGGACCGCTGACACGTTGGTGATGGCTGGACTGACTGCGTAGGCAATGGCTGCCAGCTGTGTGTAGGGCAGGATTTGCCCAAGCTTGAGGCTGGCGATATACGACTGGATCGCAGTGGTCACCAGAGCCACCACGACGCTATGCGTCACCGATGAGTCGGTAGTGATGACCATTCCGGCGCTCGCAGATACCAGCGAAGGGCCGAACACCCCATAGCGACTGGTGAATGGTCGCGCCGTCTCGATAGCGGATGCTGCTGATGCCAGAAATGTGCTTGAGGGTGCTCCGCTGCCGTCGTCCACCACCGCATAGAAGTAGCCATACAGCGTGTTGCCGCTGTAGTCCTGATTCTCGGTCAGCGTGTAGGTGACACCCTGCTGCATGGATGCCAGCGCGTAACCGATGGCTGCTTTCGTGCCCTTCGACAGCGACTGCACCCAAAGAATGAAGCGCGCGCGGAAGGCCGTGTCAGACTCAGGGTCGACGCCATTGGCGAAGACCGTAGCGTTCGTGACTGTATCGATACCGCTGATGCTGCCGACGATCACCGTCACCATGCCGACCAGCGCGTTGCCTGCTGATCCCGCCGTGAGCGCAATGACCGGCACCGTTACCGACGAGGTGCCGGCCGGGATCAGATAGCCGCCGAGCGTGGCGTTATAAAGGGCGTTCGTAGTGTCGATTGTTACCGTGAATTGCTGCGAGCCATCAGCCGAAGCAACCAGAGCGCCGACAGGGACCATAGCGGCAGTGGTCGCCGTGAACCGTGAGTAAGTGACGCTGCCAGTAGCAAAGTTGGCCGACAGCCGAGGAAAGCCAAAGTCCGCCATCCAGCTGTCAAGGTCGGGACCTGCACAGGTCGAGGCGCGCGTATTGATCAGCAGCGTGACGATCAGTTGCTGGAGCCATTGCAGGGCGCTGGCGTTACTTTCTGCGCAGGACCGAAGGATCGAGCCGATGGTGAAGTCAACAAGGCCTGCCGCCCTCCCCTGTATAGCTGATACCTGATCGCGCACCAGGTCAGTGAAGCTCTTGATATTGAGCGATGCCATATCAGCGATTTACCTCAAATGAGAGCGTTACCGGCTCGCCAGATGGCGCATCGGCGTAGCTGACAGCTACGGCCAGAGTGTCGTTCTGCGCCGACACCCGAATTACCGGCGCCGGAGTTTTCGTGACGCAATCCTCGAGCAGGATCTGCCCGCGAATCAGCGCGATGACCTCGGGGATATTGATCAGCGCGCCGACGTACCGGCCAAGCCCCGCGCCATACTCGGGATGGAACAGGTAATCGCCGGGGTTGGTGATCAGCCTGCGCAGAAGTCGCTGCTTGCCGCGATCCATCCCGGAGACGGTCGATAGATCGCCGGTCGGCGATAGCGAAAGATCGCCGTCGACGTAGTGGTTCAGGTCATTCATGGGACTGGTACCAAGGAAGTGTCGCTGCCGGACTGAACGCCGCTGGTTCTGTGCGTTTTCAGGCTTATGGTGTCCGCTACAACGTCGCCACCGGTTACCGTCAGCGTGTGATCCATCGCAACGGGACCACCTGTAAAGTTGTGCTGCGGCGCGTCATAGCTGATGGATACGCTGGAATGCAGCGATACCGTGCCGTCATTCTTGAATTTGAGCAGCGAGCCGCTCTGATGCATGATCCATGTCTCGCCAGAAGGCACGGCTGGCGGTGGATTTGCGTCACTGAAATAGCGCCCAGTGACATGCCCCAAGTTCAGATCGCCACCATCAAACGAGACGGCCACCTCATCGCCAAGCTGCGGCCCGGTCAGTACGCCCCAGCCATTGCCCACGCCCAGCGCCGAAAGCTGAATCCATCCGGTGTCGAACCCTTCGGGCTGAACCGTCACCTTCACGCTATGGCTTGTTGGGTCGTAGCCGGAGATCGTGCCCTTGCGCGGCGCCGAGCTTCCGTCGCCCCGGTGTAGCCGGAGCGCGTTGGTCAATTGTCCGATCACGGCAGCACCATCGAATTAGGGTTATGGTTCTTGGCCGTCAGGCTCATCGTGTAGCCGCTTTCGAAGCTCATCGAGCGCCGAACCGAGTCGGCGTAATACAGCTGATCGAAAGTCGAGTCGGTGCCTTCTATGCGTACGATCGTGTTCGGCGCTAGCAGGTTGTCACCCGGCATCGACGCGCTCATGCGCATTTCGTGGGCGGTGATTTGCTTATGGGTGGCCTGGGCCAATGCCTGCGCGCCCTGCCGATCTAAGCCACTGCGCACGATGCTGTACACCTGACGCTTGGCGACGGCTTGCCCCGGAGCTATACCTTTGGCGCTGCTGTTTGGGTAGGTTTCGGTGTAGGCCTTGCCGTTCTTCCACGAACGAACCTCGACCGTCACGCCCTTAGCCAGGGTCAGGTCGCGTTCAAACTGCAAGGTTTCCACGTTGCTCTGCGGGAATGCGGTCAGGTTGGCCGCATGCCAGTGGATGACGTACTGATCAGTTAGGGCGGGATCAAGCGCTGGCTCGTAATGCAGTTCGTTGCCGGTCACGTAGACCTGAAAGCCATCGATTCCGGCGAAGTAGGACAGCAAATCCCACTCGGTGCGCTCGTCCGTGACGTGCGTGTGATCGTATTTGGTGATCGCGCCGACGTTGTTCTTGGTTGCCGTGACGACTGGTGTCAGGCCGTGCCGCTTGGCCAGAAGTGTCGCCACTTGGCTGGTGGTGTAGTTGGAAAACTTCTCGCTGGTCTTTGTGTCGATAAACTTGCTGGTGTAGTCGCGACCCTCGGCGGTGACTTCGAACTTGGCTGGGTCGAAATGCCACTTATCCACGCCGCCGAGTATCAGGTTTTTCGTGTCCCAGGCGTTCTGGCCGATGATCGTGGCGCTGATTGATATCTCGATATCGGTCTGCGAACTCCACCAGTTCAAGGTGCCCATATCAATCGGCATGGCCGACAGCGCGAACACGATAGAGAATGTGTCAGCCGAGTAGAACGAGTTCTCATCGACATCCCACGACACAAATGGCACCGCTACCCCTGCGAGCAGGACGTAGCCCTCAACTTGCCGCGCCTCGGAAGGCGCGAACGGGTCATTGACGTCCATGAATTACCCCTGCGGAAATTTGACGGTTTGAATGCCGGTGATTTGCGGGTCGGTGATGCTGTTCGCCGCCGCAACCTTGGTCCATTGCGACTGGTCGCCGTACTGATCGGCTGACAGGCGCTGCAGACTGGTGTTGCCGGTGGTTACGCTCACCGTGCCGTTGGCCAGCGGGCCAGACAGGACGTTTTTCTGTAGTCGCCCGAGGACGCTCTGCATCTGGTACAGCGGCGCCAGTTGAGTAACAGCGTTCGCCTGCCGCAGCAGGTTGTTCGCAGCATTCGATACCGGGTTGCCGGGGATAAGGCCGCCCAAGGTGGTGATGTCCGACACCGAGGCGCCGACCTGGGCAATCACCGACTGGACCATCTGCTGCGCTGCGACGATTGGCCGGATAACCGACTGGATCGTCTCGACCGTCTGGTTCGCAAAGTCCTGCACTTGCGCCACGGAAGCCTTCACCGTGTTGATGGTGTCGGTAATGGCCGAGACGTTGATGATCTTGGCCAAACCTAAGGACTTGCCGATATCGCTATTGATCAGTCCGTCAAGCGAACCAGACATAGCGTTTTTCGTGACTGGCGCATCGAGGCGCTCTACCACCACCAGCTCAATGGTGTAGAAGCGCCGGTACTGGTGCTCGAAGCGCGGCACAAACGAGGCGACGACGACAGAGAAGTAGTACTCGCCAAGGTTGAAGTCCACCGCATTGCCGGTGTCGCGCATAGTTTCCAGCTCTTTAACCCTGGCCCCCGCCGTCGCACCAACCATCCAGCCAGACCACGACAAGTTGTCGTAATCCACGCCCAGCACGTCAACGGTCCGCTTTCCGCCGACCAGCTTGTGAATCACCGTCTGCTGCTTGCCTGCGCCCGGCGTTGCCGACTCAGGAACCTCAAGCCCTGCGAATTCGACACCACCCACAATCAGGCGCGTTGCGTACGGATCGCCGCCCGGCGCGAAGTTATCTAAAAAGCTCATGAAGCCCATCGGTTAACCCCTTCGATAAACGGCGCTCGGCGTTCCGGGCATTACCGGGTTGCGGAGCAGGTCGAAGCCTTGGGCTCCCGTGAGCGGTGCGGAAGCGGCTCTGGCCATGCGCTTAACGACCACATCAGTCAGTTGCTTGCCATCCAGAAAGAACTGATAGCTGTTGTTTCCATAGTCGTCCCTTTTTCCCGGCACAGGCACAACCAATGGATCTTTACGTCCCCACTCAGTGCGAGGCTTATCACCGAAGTGAAACTTCTGCATCTGGAATGCCGCCGGGAGAATCGTATTCATTCCGGCAATCAGGGTGTTAAACAAGGTTTGCCAGTACAGCAGAAAGACACCCTTGAACGTCTGGAATGCCCCGGCTATGTCGCCATGGAATAGCTGGACGATGCCGGTCTTTATGTCGCTCCATATAACCTTCAGCGCGCCGCTGATTTCCTTCCAGTTGTTCCACACCGCATAGGCTGCAAGAGCGACACCGGCGATGGCCAGGCCGATCGGGTTGGCCAGAAGAAAGATTTTGCTCAGTAGAAGAAACCCGCGACCGGCAGCAATGACCATGTTGATCAGGCCGCCAGTGATCAGGAAGCCTGAAAACAGCGCCAGAGCGCCAACTACGTCCTTTATCTGCTGCGGGTGCTTTTCAGCGTATTGTCCGGCGACATCAAGCCAGTGCGCGAGCTTTTCAAGTCCTCTAGTTACAACCGGCAGATATACCGTACCAATAAGGGCAAGGAAATTCTTCCATGCCTCTCCAGCAGCCAGTTCGGCACCTTCCGGAGATTGCCGGTACATCTGATAGGCCTGGCCGAAGCCCATCGATTTGCCGAAAATTGCCGCATCCTTCTCAAGTTTCGATCCGCTCAATACCAGAGGACCAAGGAGCTTTGAGGTTCCCCTGTTGAAATACTTCGCTTCGATCTCGGCAACCTGCTCATTTGACAGGTCCTTGCCGAATACCCGCCGAATCGCAGGAACAAGGACGCTATCGCTAAATAGATCAGGCCTGCTTGCGTACATCGACAGGTACTTTTCAGAGAGTCCGCCAGTAACAGGCATCATTGCAACCATCATCTTTTTAGCGTCTTTTACCGAGAGATGAAGCTTGTCGACCGCTTCTCTGGTTAGCTTTACCTGCTCCGGACTGACGCCGACCTGTAGCAGGCCAAGCTTTGCCAAAAAGCCTTTTGCTTTGTTATCCATATGGCCGCCAACGAGCGAGCTGAACGAGGTCATCAGCGACGTGCCCGCCGAATCCCCAGACTGCGTTGACATGTATCCGGCGAATTGACCGTACAAAAACTCTTTATCAAGTAGCGCGTAAGACATGCCGCCCGTCTTAGACGCCTTGTAATATTCGTTTGGATTAACACGGCCCTTGGAGCCGAAGTAAACTTTCGACATCCTGCCAAGCTCGTCCTGAAACTCATCCGGATGCATCATTACTTTGTCGCCGCGGTGCTCGAGAGCTTTTGCAGCATTCATTACCAGGCCGTCAACATCCTTCCCGCCATTGCGGATTCTTGCCGCAATCGAAAACTGCGAGAAAGCCGGGGCATTCTCAAGTGCGTGAGGTAGATTCCCCATCGCTGTATGCAGGTCTTGGATTAGTTTGATGTTGTCGGTAATGCTCATACCCAGATTTTTATGGGCATTCATTGAGGCTGCAGCGAATACTTTCTCGTTCTCAGCGGCACTCAGGTTTAGCGTTGAAAAATCAGCTTTCGCCTGAGCAAGCTTCTTCGCTTCGTCAAGCGGGGCCTTAAGCAGTCCCGCTATCGCTAATCCAGCACCAAACATGGCTGCGCCGATAGCCGCCTGCTTCCCAATAGACATAAGCTTGGAGTTCAGCTTGTCCGCATCCATACCGGCATGGTTCAGTCCTTTACTGATCGAGAGCAAGCCGGGCGTAACATGGTTGATCAATGACACCTTGACGGCGACCGCATATGATTCGATCGACATACTGGGCAAATCCTATTGTGGAGTTTTTGGATGGCAAGGAAAGGGCGAACTTTCGAGTGGCATGGAAACAAGGTTTACGAGGATGCTGCAGAGCCAAAAAAAGACAGCGCCAAGAAACCAGAAGACCAGGGTCGGTCAAAAAACAAACTTTAGGCGCTCTAGATGCGCTCGCGCTTTTCACCTTCAGCAGCGTCCTGATGGTTTTTTCTGGTATCGCGCTGTTTGCATTTTTGTTCGCGGTGTTCGCGGTTATTTTTGGATAACAAAAAGCCCGCTCAATGGCGGGCTTTTTTACGGTGTGACAACAGATCACTTTATGAAGCAGTCCTCAGCAAGGACATTCATCATTAGCCCCTTTACCCGGCAAACCACGGTGAGCTTTTGCCCTTTGCGCAAACTGCCAAGCTGCTGATTCATGGAGTCATCAAAAAAAGCCTGGACGGTAGGTAGCTCATACAGCGCGCCAGTACCAAGGGTCACATAGAGGTTGTCAGTGAAGTCTTTTTTGATATCTCCAACAGCCCCTGTGACCTGAATCAGTCGCCCCTTATATCGATTGTCCGCAGCCACCTCATTGCCTTTGTAGTCCGACAATATCTGACCGATCCCAACTTGCACAACCTGCTCTTTAGCTGGTTCGGCGGCTGGAGCAGAAATCGACGAAGATGTCGATGCACTGGATGTACTGGTAGAGCTGCTAGCTGGCCCACCTTGCATGGCGAAAAGAAGCACTGACAGGGCTAGGTAACCAAAAGCCATAACCCTAGACTTCGTGGTGCGCCCGCGGCTAAGAGTAAACCAAGCAAAGACGATGGGGAGGACGAGTATCCCAATGACAAGCATGAAGCCAACCGGCCGAACAGCCTTATCTCGGAGACCTGCATCTATCTTTGGAATGGGTGCTCCGTGCGCCGGCCGTCCGCAGTTCGGGCATGACGGAGCTGAATCTGAAATTTCTTTGCTGCAATCCGGGCATTTAACAATTGCCATGCGGAGTTCCCTTCCTTTATCTGCTGTCTGCGTTTTGGCTCAAGGCCTTTGCGCAGATTCTATCTGCCTTGCTATTTCGCCGCTACGCCATGTGATGTAAATAAGCCATTATCCTCACGCCTCCCCGTCATACCCCAGCGAAGCATGAATAGCCTGCCCGCCGATCAGTCCAGATACGGCGGCATGACCAATAGTCTTTTTGATGTACTCCTTGTTGCTGAATACTGCCGGCCCCATCACTGCTCGCGACGGCATCTTATCTGTGCCGAATTCGTGATAGACAATCTTCGGATCTTTCGAGCCGATAATCGCTTCAAGCCCGTGCGTCTCATGGGAAATACTGTCACGCATCTCTCCGGTAGCCAGGAGCGGCGCATCAGCAGGGTAGCCCTTGCGCGCCTTTTCTGACTCGGTAGATTCGGCCAGATCAGCCCACGCGGCGAAGGACCCAATGCCTGACTGGTAATGGCCGATCTCTTCCTTTGCTGTCTTCTCGATGCGTACGGCGCACTTCTCAAGGCCGTCGTGAAGGTGTTTCAGTTCGGCAGCCTCAAGCGCCAAGAAATGCAGCGCAAGGCTGCCAAGACTGTTGAACTCCATCACTTTTGCTCCTTGAACTTCATTGAGGACCAGTCGAATTCCGCACCTTCAAATTCTGAGAAGGTGACGGACATGGCCATGCGCTCGTACTCGTTCAGGCTGTCGCACTCAAAAACCAGATGGAATGGAACCCCGCTTTTCACCAGCCAACAGCGCTGCTTAAAGTCGGGGTTCGTGCCTAGTTTTTTGCTGCGGCCTGCTCTGCGCTGAGCGCAGCCTTTTCGTGCTCGGACTTGAGGGCTTCGTACTTGGCCATCAGGTGCTCATTGATCGCGCTCATGCCTTCGTTGCCGAGCTGGGCAAGCATCACCTCGACCTGCTTGATGCTCGACGGGAAGCCGAAGAAGTCATCGTCAATGTGCGCAACCATGGCGGCCGGCAGTGCGAAGCCGTTCATCCAGGTGCTGTTCTGTGAAACGTCGCCGCCCACACCCATCACCAGGCGCGATTGCTGCATTGGGTCGAGCTGGCGCAACTGAATCGTGCGACCCAGGCTGTCAGTGATGGTTTCAAATTTCGGCTTTTTCGGTACGTCGATCTGTTCTACGTTTTCTTTCACTGTTACGCGGGACATGGGTAATTCCTCTGGTCATTGAGTCGTCAAAGAGCATGGCGTGCGGGGTGACGAGATCCCGCGCCCTGCCGGGCTGCCATGCGAACAGGGTTACGAGACTTTCAGGCGGCGCTTTGCAGTGAATGCCATCGACTGCTTGATGGTTTTGTCGCCTTCCTTGTCGCCTGCGTTTTCCAGCTTCAGCTGAACGGAGACGTACCGGTAGGTGCTGACGCTGCCGTCTGGCTCGTTGAAGGTCTCGGTGATAGTCGAGGGCGGCTGAGATACTCCGGCGTAGTAGTCGCTCTCCCACTTAGCCCAGTAATCGTCAATGGTTGAGTCGGTGCGCTCAATGTCGAACGACCCGGTCCAGCCTTTGGGGATGTTCAGTTCGTCGGTCTCGCCGGAGAGCGGAGTGACCTCGGTACTGGCGATCTTCGGCTTGCTCTTGAAGTTCATCAGTTTCGGGATTTTGATCGGGCCGTAAGGGCCGTTGATGTCAATCGAGACATCCTTGCCCGTGTTGTATCCACCTTGCATGGCGTTCTCCAGAATGAAAAAGGCCCATCACTTGGACGGGCCTATTGAAAGGGTTGACGCCTGTTAGCGAGGGCTGGCGGATACGACAACGGTGACTGACTGGCCGGCTTCCAAATTGATCAGGAAGTAACGGACCACGGACAGGTACTTGACCTGTACGTCTGCCTGCATGTAGCCCAGAGCAGCGCGAGCGTCGGGGTTGTTACTGGCGTCGATCTGGACAGAGAACGACGGACCGCCGTTCGGGTCGCCAATCATTCCTTGGTCGAACAGGGTCTGCAGGAAGCTTTCAATGGTCGACTTCGTGGAGCGGCGCAGATCGATGGTCTGGAGCTGCCCAACCACGTAACCGAACGATGCCGCCAGCGTCAGCGAGACAAAGTTCGTCATCCGCGTGTAGTTGTCGCCGTTGACGGTCGGATTACTTGCGCAGTTCAGGCCGGAGCGATGACCGAAGTAGCTGCCGCCCGGGCATGGATTGGTGATCACGTCCAGGCGGGAGGTGTTGATCGAGCCGATTTCCGGAAGGCTGTACGGCTGCTGCGCGAGGTTGCGCTGCGTCGATACGGCATTGGAGAGCGGCTTGTTCAGCGCTGACTGGTGCGGTGCAAGCGCTGCAATTTCGGCGGCAGAGAACGTGGCGGGTGCCACCATCCGCTGCTTGCCGTTCACTTGGTCGTACCAGTAAACCCAGTCGCCCACCAAGACCTTCAGCGCGTAGCTGTCACAGCCGGCAGTGGTCAGGCTGGTCGACACAGTGGCGTACGAAGCGCCGGCCGGCCCCTGCGTAACCATGTAGCAGCCTTCGGACAGGCCGTAGGTCAGCATGGTTGGCCACTGGGTCGAGTCGCTCAGGTCAACAAGGTTCGCTACCTGCGCACCAGTACCGCGCAGGGCGTACATGCCTTTGCGGACTGCGCCTGCCCCGTCAACGCCAACCAGAACCGCGTCAGTGATCGTGGTGGCGCCGTCAGTACCAGCCGTGAAAGCGATGGTCTGGCCGACAGCGACTGGCGCGAGAATGGATATGCCGACAGTGGCGATCACCAGCTGCGAAGCGCCGCGAATGCCGGACTGGCCGCTGTTCACCGCGCTGACGATGCTCTGCCAGAGAATGAGCCCGCTACCCGTGATGTTATCGAACACTTCCGGCGATACGCCTGGCAGCGAGATGACCAGCTTCCAGCTTGAAGGCGCGGTGCCCGCAGACAGGGTTGCGCTGAGCGAGTTGCCGAGGGTGCCGGTATAGAAGGCGGTCAGGGTTGCACCAACGGCTGCGGCCGTATCCTTCAGCGTCGACGTTGCGGCGATGTCAGTGCCATCGCTCACGCGGACAGCGCGGATGTTCGAAGCACCCAGGCCGATCGATATAGCGACGGCGGTGGCCAAATCGTACTTTCGAACCTGTTGTGCGCCGATCTTCTGCGCTGCATCACCGGGCGAGCCGATCAGCATAGGGCTGCCCACGGCACCCCACGACGCAACGCCAACGATGCCGAGAATGTCGGTCGCCACGCCATTGATGTAGCGAGTCTTTGGTTGAACGGCCTGGATGTATAGGTCGGGGGCCGTGAGCGCTGCCGTGTTCAAGCCGCCTGCCGGATAAATGGGCATGGCTTCCTCCAAATGAAAAAACCGCCTCTAGGGCGGTCTCTTTGTGTGTGATTTCGCGGTTTAGGCGGCGGTTTTAAGCACGTTTGCTGCGTTTTCGCCTTCCAGTACGGCGGCAACTTCGGCTGCGTCCGTGATCTGCTCGCCAACCTGGTAGTCGGCGAAGGCGAACTTGACGGTCAGCTTGAATGGCGACGTGACCATCTTGCCGAATGCCTGGGTTACGGGAGCGTCTTGGGTGTCGGAATCCATGTCAGGCCTCAGGGGTTGCTGGTTGATACAGGAAGCCCGGTCTGGGCGTTGACGATGTTCAGCGCCGGAGCGATAGCCTCGGCGAATTGCTGTGTCTGGGTTGTGGCGTAATCGACGCTGTAAATCAGGTCGCGACGGTAAAGTCCGGCCTTTTCAAGCTGATCCGTCTGAAGCGTCTGTGCGTAGCGGATGATCCCGGCCGACCCATCAGGCAGCGCCATGTTGGTGGCGTCGGACAGGATTGAATCGATCTGCTTGGCTGTAGCGTCCCGAGTGGCTGGAGTCGGCGCCCAGACCGTGATCTGGAACTGCTGCTCCTGTCGCTTGGTTTCCTTGATCGAGGTGCCGATTCCGCCGACTCGCGCAAAGACGCTGTGTGCGCCAGTGAGCGTGACGACCGGCCCGGAGCTGGAAGCGCCAGGGATAAGCGATGCAAGCCCGGTAGCGGCGGTTGTGAGCGTGTCATTCGCCTGCATGGCGTAGACGTAGCCCGTACCGTTCAAGCTGACCAGCAAGTTCTGCGCACTGACGGCGCCCGATAGCGTTACGACCGCACCGGCGACTGTCATCGTGACGGTGTGCACTGGCGCAGTGATCGGAACCCATGACCGCCCGAGGTAGCGCGTGGTTTTCCGGTCCGGGCCTCTTGGGTAGACGCTGATGTGCGCCTTCCCTGCCTTCAGATCGGCTTCAAGCACGTTCCCCACGGGCCAGCCGGGGTAAATCTTGGTCGGGATGCCGCTGATACTCGGCTGCCCTGAGCCGCCCGGGTAAACGATTGTCGCCACCCTTGCGGCGAGTTGATTCAGCACATCTGATAGGTCGGCCATGTCACACCTGTGCTTGCATGGCGGTCATGCGCCAGCCCATATCGGTCAGTTCGGCGCTCGAAATCACGTATTTGCGACCAAGTTCATCAAGGATGATGTCGCTGGTGCGCAACACGATGCCGGGCCAGGCAGGCATCAGAATCGCCCACCACGGCGTGCGTACGTCGCCCGGTAGATTGGTCGGGTTAGCCTCGCCTTTAGTGCCCTGGAGCACGCTGGCAGGCCAGCCAGTCATCAGCGGAGCCTCGGTGGCTGGCGTATCACCGCCGTAGTCGCCGAGGCCCACCCCGTCATCCATGCTGACGCGCAAGACTGAGATGGTCCGGTTCGTCTGCACGCAGTAGATAGGCAGCGTTGACTGCATGGCGGCGATGAAGAATGTGCCGCCCTCGCCCACCATGATGTCGCCCGGCGCACACAGTGTTGCGTCAAACAGGCCGAGCCAAGCGGCTTGACCGTACTTGTTTGGAGCGCTGTAGCTGAAGTTCGTGGTAAACGAGGCAGATAGCGTCTGCAGCGGATTCGAGTTCAGCGGGTTATTGGCGCTGGTAGCGCGGAATTGCTGGTAGTCGAAACCGATACGCTTGGCTGCCTGCCCGTAACCTTTGTAAATCTTGAGCTGAAGCTTTGTGCCATCCATGTCAGCCCCTTGCCAGGCTAATGCCGCCGTCGCCCAGCGATGGGCCAGCAGGCACCCCAAGGAATCCGCATAGCTCGCGGCGCCAGATCCGGTAAAGATTCATCCGGTCTCTGACCTCGTTCTTGTTGTGCACCCAGACGGCCGCCTGATCCGTATCGAGGTTACCGGTCGCAGACAGAACATCAGCCTCCAGTCCAGCCAGCTTGGTCAGAAACGAGGCCATCGTGACCGCCTCTTCTGGCCGCAGGCTGTCCAGCCGATGATTCAGCGTTTGCCAGATCATTGGCGCAACCCAGCCCCACGCAGTGTCGCGCCGATCATCGAGCGTCACGTCACCCTGCATTGGGTAGCCGGCATAGCGTCTGGCGTCCGACTTTTGCTGATCAGTAAGCATGCTCGGCTCCTGCTACCTTTTGTTTTCGCCGGCTTGGCGTATTACTGCGAATTCTTGCCGTCACCCGAGGATTTTTTATCCTTGGCCGGCTGATCCTTCTCAACAAACAGCGTGTGAACGCTTTCGTCGAAGTTTTCTTTATCGATCACGACGAAATCGCCCTGCCCCTCACCCCACGGCTCAACTTTCAAAGTCTTGTCGTTCATGTGTTTCTCCAGAAATTAGCGAACCTGAGGCCGAAGCCCCAGGCGCAGTTATCAGCCGAGCAAAAGCGAGCAGTGCTCAGGCTTAACCATTGCAACGCCCCAGGCCACGGCGACTTCGTACTGGATCTGACGGTATTGCTCGTAGATCGAGATTTCGAAGGTCAGGCCGCTCACCGGGTCAGTGATCAGCATGCGGTCCTTGGCGCTGTCGCCGCCGGCCGGCAGTGCTGGCGCGCGGGTAGCCAGCGCGATTGCCGACTTGGCGAATGCCATGTTGCGGGTACTGGCAGCAACGATGGTGATTGCAGTAGCGGACGCTGGGATCGCCTTGCGCAGGCCTGGAGCCGCCAGGGTGATGGTGCCGCCGTTGGAGGCGTCTGTGTCGCCATAGGCGAGCACGTATTTGTTGGTGTCGCCAGCAAAAGCAATGGCGTCACCAGCCAGCAAGGTGCCGGTACCAGCCACGGCCAGGGTGATAACAGTGGCGCCAACGGCGTACCCGGCGGTGTTGGTGGTGGCAGAGGCGCCCGTACCAGCAGCCACGGTCTTGACCTGAGCGGACTCGCGGATCGCGAAGCCGTGGATGTCCAGCAATACGCCGCGGCGCAGCATGCTGGTGTCGTCGGCCTCATTGGCCTTGGTCAACTGAGCCAGGGTACGCATGTTGGCGCCGGCCGAGGTGTCGATGACCAGTTGCAGGTCGCTCATCGGGGAGCCGTTGTCGGCCAAGATTTTGCGCATCTGCGCTGGATCGGACAGGTTCGAGGCGAAAGGCGTCGAGCCGGCAGTGCCGTACGCGCGAGAGGCCTTGAGGTGCAGTCCGGCGAGGTCGGCTTCCATCTCGTTGACCAGAGCCCGCATGGCCTGAGTGAACTGGTCACGCAGGATGATGTTGTACGACGCGCCATTGTTGTCCAGCCCGCGCTTTTCCTCGCCGTTCCAGCGTACCGGTACCCGGCGAGCCTTCTGGATGGTCATCGACACGGAGCCGATGGTCTGATCACCATCGTTCGGCGGAGTCACTGCCGGAGTGATGTCGGATGCGGTTGCAGCCGGCGCCACAGGCGAGGTAACGGTTTGGCCCACGGCAGCGCGGTCAAAGGTCATGTCGGACGATACGGCTGGCACGAAGCCGACCAGTTCGCGGGACACTTTGTCCATCGCGTTGTAGATCGTGGTAGTCAGGCCGGTAAGGGAGTTGCTCATGGATTGCTCCTAGGGGTCATTCGGTCAAATCACCGCCTGCGGAGATGTGTGCATGCCTGCCCTGAGGGTCAAGTGCATCAAACTGCGCGCGCGTGATGGTTTTTTTGCCTTGGCCGCCATTCCCATTACTGTTCGAGGCGCCAGAGCCGGAAGCCCCGGTGCCTTTCAAGATGTGATCGCGGTGCGGGTATTGCTCAACAAGGGTTTCGATTGCTTCATCGAAGTCGGCGATTTCGCCTGGACGAGTGCGGCTGTAGACTTTCTGGCCGTGCTGGTCGTAAGCGATGGTTTTGCCATCCTCGACTTTGAAGGCGGCGCCGAATTTGGACTGGACCATGTCTGCGGGGATTGCCAGCTTGTCCGTGATGTACTTGGAACGACTGAATGCACCGCCGATCTTTTCTTCATAGAGTTGCTTTTCGAAGGCTTGTGCCTTGGTAGACCACTCATCAACCTGACCTTGGAAGGCCTTGCTGATTTCGTTGCGCACCACATCGATCTCGCCGGCATCCACCAGCTTTTTCTGATCGAGTTTCGACACAGTTTCCAGTGCATGCCTTGCAGCAGACGGGTCAGCGATCCCCTCAAAGGCTTTCAATGCAGTTTCAGCTGCATCCTTGCCTTCACGATGGGTCTGAGCTTCTCTGTTCAGTCGGCTGATAGTGGTAACGGTGCCGGCCGCATCGAATGCGACCTCTTTACCGTCGTCATGCACATACACAGGCTTGCCGTCTTGCAGAACCGCATGGCCTTGGTCATCCAATTTCAGTTTCAAGGTGATATCTCCAGGCATCCGCCCATTTGTTGAGCCATCCGGCCCGCAGCGGCGCTATCCATCCGGAATCGCGCCCATAAAAAACCCCGGCGGCTGCCAGGGCTGTATTCGGTGTTCGGTTATTGCTGGGTAGGCGCTGGCGGCTCGATCTTCACGGGCTGAGTTGCGACCTTGGCTTTCTCGTCTTTCCAGTCGAGCTCGTCACTGAGCAAGCCGCGGCGCCGCACTTCCTCGAACAGACTCTGATCGGAAAGAATTCGCGCCTTATTCAGGCTTAACAGGAAAGGCATCGTGGTTTCAGGGCTGAAATCAACATCGAAGTTGCCCTTGACCTTGACGTGACCGCCATCATCAAGCTTCATCCAGAGCGCGAAGTAATGGAGCACCTGATCAAGCGCATCCTCGAGCTGTCCGCTCATGGCTTGCAGTGGGCTCATCTCCTGGGCGGCTTCTTCCTCGGACTGGGAGGCTGTTTTTACGGCCTGCTTTTCCTTCTGGAGCAGCTTGGCGCCAGCGAGGCGCATATCCTCGACCAGATCCAGCAGCGACTGTCGCCCTGCCTCGATGGCCTTGCCAGAATGCTCGACCCACTTCATGTCGCATCTTTCCGGGAGCCTGGTAGCGGCCCCGGCGCCCACCGTGATCGACGCACCCTCTTCCAGTCCGATCACTGCTAGCATCGGCACTCTAGCGACGTGCAGGATGTTGTCCTGATCGCTCTGAGACTGCCAATGCTTGATGTTCATGTTGCCAAGCTCAAGGAGCGGCGGCGTAGCCGTGAGGAATCCAGTGCGCTTGGTATAGAAGGTGGTCAGCGGGATGACTGAAAGACTGGTCAGGCCCTCGTCATTTATCTGCCATGTCTTCTGACCCTTGCCGTCATCGACTTCTATGTAGGTGGCCCAGCCGCCCGGCACCAGTACACGGATCTGGTCAACCGACTTGGTGCCAAACGCCCCGTCGTCGACCTCGACGCATTCCATGTACCGGAACTGCGTCAAGACCTGTTCACCGCCCTTGTTCGCAGACCTCCAGCCCAGCACCTGGCCAGGCTTGATGACCATCGCGTAAGGGCGAACCCCTGCTGACTTCTCGTCAGCCTTGGTCTTCAACCCCTCAGCGCGCGGGTGATCCACTAGTACATGGAATAAACCGTGCGACAGGCCGCCACTGAACAGAGACTGAGCCCAGACCTGCAGGTTATTGCCTTGAAGGTCGAAGTCCTCGGCCATTTCCTTGATCTGGTCTGGCACGTCATCAGTGAGCGTGATCGGGTCGGCAAAGACGCGGCCGGTCATGTTCTGCACCGTTTCGCTCAGCGCCGGGAGCAGCGTCGAGGTATTAAGGCGCGACTGATAGGCGTCCGGTTCTTCTTTTGGCCACTTCGGAAGGAACTTGATGTTCGCCGCCCGCATCGCCCTGGTGCCCCCCATGAGCACGTCGATGATGGCCCAATCTTCGCGCATATCATCGACGACCTTGAGCGTTTTGCTTGGATCGTCACTGCTCATATTCACATTCTCAGAGGTTCTTGGCGTGCGGTGCGTGCACGCTTAGTCTTCGCAACAGCGAAGTATCTGAAGCCGTCAGCGCCGTGCGATGTCTTGTCGTGCAGTGGCTTGTCTTTCCAGCAACCGCGCTTGTCGTCCCACTCCTTGCGATAGTTCTCGAGGTGGCTGATCCCTGTTTCGCACTTGGAATCATCGAACACGCAAAGCGGAAGGATCTCCCGAGCAGCTTCAATGCCGTCGTCGACACCGATCTTCGGAACTACCTGGAATCTCATGCTGTATTTCTGTCCGTCGATCTCGTAGCCCTCACGGGCGATCTCGCGCCGAGTCTTGGCATCGCTACCAAACTCTCGGTTATCGATGTCATGCGGCCCCCAGTGCTCGGAGTAGGTGTAACCCTTGTCCTTGAGCACCTTCATGTAATGCCGCAGGCCTTCGCCGGAGTTCTCGTAGTAGTCGATAACGTGGTACTGGGTGCCGATCAATCGTACGAACCAAATAGCCGTGGAGTCGCCGACACCGATGTCCCAGAAGGTCATAACCGGCTGGTGACTGTTATCAGGGATCACGCCGATGCGCTGACTGGCGTAGAGCTTGGTGAATTGCTGGGCGTAGTACGCGCCTTCAATCGACTGCTGGAATGCCTCGGCCGGTATCGACGGGTATTCCCGCTTCATGTCGGAGCCGAGCGTCTTTTCCTTGGCTGCGTACCAGGCGCGCTGACCGTCGTTCGTGACGATCCTGTGCTTGGCCTGTAACTCGCCGAAGTAATCGGTCAGGCGCTGCGGGATCGTTGCGCCAGTCGGATCGAGCCAGTAGTCTTTGTTTTTCCACCAACTGAAGAAGAAGAACTTCCAGTCCAGCAGGCCCAGGGCTGTACCGGCCAGTTGCTGCCGCTCAGCGCCCTGCGAGTAATCGAAGAAATATCCCGCCCGACCCTCTGCCGTCGACTCGATGGTGACGAAGCAGTCAGTGGCGACCGCCTCGAATGCCCCGGTGACGATCTCTCTTGCCTTGTGGGGGAACTTGGCGCAGATCTTCCCGAACTCGGATACGTGCAGATACCGTAAAGTCCCGCCTCGGAAGGACGTGGACACGTAGAGCGATCCGCCCTTGCTGAACACAAGCTCGCCAGCAGCATCGTTAGAAGCAGGGTTGGCAGCGCGAATCTCAGCAGGAAGGTTGTCATAGGCGTACTTCACTTTCTCCCGGAACAGGCGCTTGGCGTCGTTCAAGGTGTGAGCGATCAGGGCGCACTTGGCCGACTCGAACAGAGCCGCGTCCAACTGGATGATGCAGCACTCAGTGGTGAAGCCAAGCTGCCGGGCCTTCAGGATGATGTTGCGGGTGTGCATCCCATCGAAGTACTCGATCTGCTCGTCCGTCATCCGGAAGCGGACCTTCTTGCCTGCTTTGTCGGTGATGAAGTAGAGATTGTTCAGCCTCCAACGCTTGTCCCGGAGCAGCTTCAAGTGCTCGAGCTTCATGTCAGGCTTCCTTCGATAGATCGTCCATCAGGCTTGCAAGGTCGGAAACTGTCTTGTCTCCAGTCTCGGTGTCTAGGTTGTAGGCCTGGCGCTCACCCTTGATGACCTTGAGCTGTGCGTCTACACCGGCATTCAGGGAGCGGGCGAAGTCGCCGTGGTTGTCGGCGGTCACATCCATATCCGACAGGACGTCACTGAGCTTTCCAGCAATGCCACGCCACTGAGCCAGGCCTGACCGGTGAGCCAGGATGACGGCAGCAGCTTGATCGGATGCTTCCTCGATAATCTGCTCATCGGTTCGCGGTTCAGACTGCGAACCATTGGTGCGAACCTCAGTGCGAACCACCTTTGCTTTCGCTGCGGCCCTGACCTGATCTGTCAGGTCTCTGGCCCACCCAAGCTTCTTGGCCTGCTTGCGAATGGCGGTGTCGCTAATGCTGTATTGCTCAGCTATGGCGCGAACAGAAAGCAGCCCAGCCCGGTACAGGCTATGAATTGCCTCCCAGTCGGGTTGCTTGGTTGTCATGGTGATCTCGATTTACTTGAAATAGTGGCCGGTTGCCGGTATTGGTGGGGATCAATCAATGCAAGGAACATCTGAATGCCGCACCCAAAGGCAGACATAGTTATATTCAACGGATCAGAAGAGCCGATTAAGCTTTCTGCCATTCCTTACCAGTACACCCCTGGCGAGCGCACCCTCGTCACCGGCGCCCTTATTCATAGGGCCGGAAAACTTGGCCTTCAGGCTGAAGCATTCGCGGGATGGACTGGTACTTACATAATTGACCTAACCGGCACCAGCGGCCGAGATGGCGACTACACGTTCGAGGTGAAAAACAACTTCAACCCACCAAGACAGGAAGGAGAATGGCTATGGTTTGACGTAATGCCAAATGCCGTCCGACCATACAGCGATTAGCCAACCACGCCATCTTTGGAGGAAATGGTCGTCATTCACTTCACCATGCTATTAGTCTGCATCAGCGCGTGACCATGAAGAACAGATACGACAAAACCTTGTGGCAGGCCGGCAGCCTTTGCGGTATCGATCGCCTGAGCGATGGCCATATCGAACGCCTGACAGGTCTGCGTCACCACCAAGCTGATAGCAGGTGGAGCGGCTTTCGGTGTTCTTGGCTTGGCTGCCATTGGATTACCTCAGATGATTGTGCATTCCGGCCAGATCGACCGCGCAAACTCCAGCGCCCCAGCATGATCGAGCGCTTCTTCCAGCAGGATCATCGGGAATGGCTTGTAACCTGGAGTGGTGATTGACCAGTTTTTCTTGGTCACGGTAGGCAGCTAGCGAGCGTTGGCTGCTGGCTCACCCATGCGCAAAGGGCTATTAGGCCGATGAGCAGGTGTTGAGCGCTGATGGTCATGAGCTATCTCCAATGTCGCGACACAATTCGTTATCTCGCAAAACGTGTCGCGAGCTATTGGTTCTTCCCGCCACGATTCGAGCATTGCTCGCAGTGCAGGTACTTGCAGATCCATGCCTTCACGCGCACCCAGTGGGTGACGAGGAAGTAATGCCGTAGTCCGGCCATTGCGAGCCCCGCGTGAAAGGTGATCCCGGCAACGCTCGGGCTGAAGAAGATGTTTTCGGTGCGGGTGACGATGGCGTAACCGGCAATGGCGATCACCGCGTAGATGATCTTGCCGAACACGCCGTCTCTGACCTTGCAGCTCAATACGCACCAGATCGCCCAGGCGGAAATGGTGCCGATGAATGCTGTACTCAGGATTTCAGGAGTCATGGGGTGCCTCCCCCGAACTTCGAGCGAATCAACGCCCAAAGGTCAGCTGCTTTGATGGCTCGGTTGACGGCCGCCATCAGCGAACCGCCAAAGGTGCCCAGTAGGAAGCCGACTCCAGCTACGTTGCTCGGGTCGACAATACCAAGGTAGGTGCTGACCATCCCAGTCAGGTACAGAGAGCACGCTACTCCGGTAACCATGAAGATGGCCCACGCCTGCTTGCTTGTCAGATCGTCCTTGTGCCACCAGCTGGCGACAATGGCCCCAATGAGGCCCGCTACTACCAAGTCGATCTTTTCGAGCAGGCGATGAAAGAACTCCATGCTCGGACCTCTTGGGTTATGGATAAAAAAGGGTGACTGCCACCCAAACGAAAAGGCGCCTCCGATTTGCGCATGCCAGAAGGCAGAGGCTTGGAGGTCTTCGGGAAACCGGCACATCCGGGAAAACGTCAACTTGGGTAGCGGCTTTCCTCGGAGGTACAAAAAAGCCCGAAACATGTCCGGGCTTTTTTCATTGCTACCAGGCGTCTTCAGCAGTGCGAGATGCCCGCACCAACACCAACACCAACAGGCTCATGTTTGGCCGACGCCATCACGAAGTGGTTGCTGGATGCGAGCAGATTGGTCTTCAAGGCTTCGTCGGAGGTTTGGCTGCCCGTTCGCCACATGGCGAGGGTCAGTTCCAGACGCTTGAATGCGACACCCTGCGGCTCAGCACTGACGAATGCAGTGCGATACGCAGTGACGACCGGCTCAGCCATCGCCGAGAAGGAGAAACAGGACAGGCATGCGGCGAGCGCAAACCCCAAGTACATGGTGAATCGCTTCATGCGGCATTCCTCGTTGGTTTGGTTTTCTTTGGACGCAAAAAACCCCGCTCGAAAGCAGGGTTAGTGGAGCAATTTGCCGCAGGCAAACTACTCAGCAGGGGAAATAGTACCTGCCAGCCGTGCGGGAAGTCAATCTTTAGTGATCAAGATAAAATCTGCCTTCGGAACCTTATTTTCTCGGCCTAAATATTTGACTGGAATACCCATAAATTGACTGTTATTGAACTCTATACTTCGATGGATCTCGTTGACCGCCTGCTCTGACCAAAGATGAATCTCAAGGACTGGCTTTCCGTCCTGCTGAGACTGAGCAATAGCATCCAAAATCCGTTCTTTCATGCTGATCATGCCGCTTCCTTTATTTTATAAATGACGCCGCCAATCGGGCTTAGCGCTTTCCGATCGATATCTTGGCACGCATCGAAACAGAATTGCACAAACGGCACCCATTCACGCGACCATGCTGATGAAGCAAGCTTGATCTCGTACTCGGCATCCATCCATTTGCGGAACGCTTCGGGATTGATCAATAGGTCTGGATTCGATGACTGACCACCCTGGTGCATGTAGCGATATCGGCGAAACACACCCTTGGCAACGTATTCAGCTCGCTCCCGCTTGCTGGCAGTCATGCGCTCAACCCGCGAGTAGGCCAGATTGAATACTGCCTCTTCCGCCTCTTCTTGATCATCATCGGTCGGGTCTGCTGCGTACATGGCGTTACCGAAGGCGCGGAGCTGCGCGTTAAGCTTGGCGATGGCCGACTGAATGTGACCGGCCAGCGCGCCGTGTATCGCATGATCAGCTGTCGGCCCGCGCTCGGTAGCTTGCACCACCACGCCAAGCTCTACGACATCCGAAGTCTGGCCTGGAGCCGGGTTATATTTGCAGTCGTGCCAAGCCTGGCGCGCGCCGAAAAGTTTCATGCCGCTTCCCCTTTCTTCAATTCTCTGGTCAGTGCCCGGTACCTGGCTTTGATCTCTTGCAGCTGATCCACGGTGTGCTTTCGTGGAGCCTGATCAGCCTCCAGCGCCTCAACCGCCTCCAGCCCGATCCGCTCAATCAGCCCGATCCGGTAATCCACCGCATTACCCGACAGGAACCGGTTGTCGGCCTTGCTTTGTGCATGGCAGTTGCGCTCATCGAATCTGAGGTGTGGTGCTGAGCCAACGCTGCGGTAATGGCCTGCATCTACGGCGTTACCGCTCCAGTCCAATGGCCGACCGCTGGAGATGCACGCGTGCCCCGCTACCTGATCGCGCCACCGGATGAATTCGTTGAAAGCCTGCTGACATTCGCGGACGTGATCACCGCGGCTCTTCAGCTTCTCCTTGCGAACCTTGATCTCCCGGCGCTCGCGCTGATCGATGGCCTTGACCGCCTTGTCCTGATTCGCTGGGGCGATGGCCAGACCGCACGCCCAACCACAAACCTTCTGGCCGAGCTGTGACGGAACAAACTGAGTGCCGCACGCATCGTTCGCGCAGATCTTCTTCTTGCGGGCGATCATTCCGTCATCCCCGATTCGTAGTGCTCGCCGCCATTGCCGTTCTGTCCGATCACATCGATGCGAACTTCATCGGCCGGCCATTCGACGGGGTGCACCCTGCTGCAGTCCTCAGAGATCATCTGCAGTGCACGATGAATTGAGTCGGCCGCCTCACGCAGATCTTTTTCGTAATCCTTGGCGCCGCGGTTGCCAGCGCAGAGCAGCTTCTTCGTGGCGTGCTGAATGCATGGGTTGGCCACATTGAACAGTTCCAGAACCCGGTAAACATCGAGCTCTTTGATGTGCGACACGTCTTTGAAGTAATGCGAGTGCTTGCGGCTCATGACTGCTTCTCCAAACAGAACCACGAAAACAGGATCAGCAGGGTCAGGGCCTGCATGAAGTCGACAAAATTGAAGTCAGCCATTAGTAACCACCCTTCATGCGGCGCTCGCGGGCTGCACGCTTCTTTTCGCCCTTGGTGCGACCGCCACCCTTGAATGGATCTTCGCTTTCAATGGCAAGTGTTCTGAGCTGTACGAAGTCCTCGTACGCTACGAGCTTGACCTGCATTACAGGTCCCGCCATCACATCTCTGGCGCGACGCAGGCATGCAATGAGGTTCGCGACATCTGCCGACGAGTTGCCGCCGATGATTGCAATTCTCACAACCCCATCCCCACCTGAAACTCAGCCGGAGTAACCGGCATCTGATAAGCGCACTCGGCGAGGACGACGAGGCGGATTGCGACCCGAATGAGGGCCTCTGCGAACGCTGGCAAAAATTGCCATGGTTGGATTTTCATGCGGCCTGCTCCCCAAGCAAATCACTGAAAAACACGCCCTTCGCTGCGAAGTCGGAAACGATTCGGTCTGTGTAGGCAATGCCTTGGGCGCGATTGAACAGGCGAGTCACTGGGAAGCCGTCGGGGCCGAAGATCGCGCAAGGCCCCATCAGCTCCAGCTTTTGCTCATAGGTAAGGTGTAGGAACATCCGATTCCAGCCGTCTCGAAAGTCGGCATCGTCGGCGCGTACGATCGGCACACCGAAATGCAATTTGCAGTACCGGCGAGCGTCCTCGACATCACCGATCTGCGTCATCTGGGCGATGCGCTGGTACAGGGCGAACCACAGCGCGTTTTGATCGAGCGTGCGGTCCTTGCCAGGACGCAGGGAGACGACGACAAACTTTCGCTCGCGGAACATGGCGGTCAGGCTGGTGATTGCCTCTGCGAGCTTGGCTTGGCAGTTGACGCTGATTTTGTCAGTCATGGTTGCACCGCCGTGACTGCCGTATCGTCAACACGGCAGTAGTCCCGCCAAAGGTGGGTACAGGTCTTCCATGTCGACCTGGAGCCGCGTCCAGCCCAGTAAGGCCGCAGGTACACGCTATCCGCTTCCACGATGTCGATTTGATACATCGACCCGCTGCGCATTTTTCGGACGATCATCCCGACCTTCGGTGTTTCAACATGGCCGGTCATGACAGCTCTCCTTTGCCCATGGCGGCGTCGATGGAATCGATCAGCTCCTTGCGCTTGGGGTGCCGGTGCGAAACCTTGTCATGCTCATCGAGGAAGCCGCGAACCTCTGCCTCATGCATGACGAAGTCACGCGAAGCAGTCAGCGCAGCCCGCAACCCTTCGCACTCAGCCTTGAGCTGCTCAGCCTCAGCCTTCAACTCAATTTCCTGTTTTTTGAGTTGAGCGTTCTCAGCCTTGAGGGTGTCGCGCTCGGTCACCGCAGAGAAAACACCAGCTACCGACAGCAGATCCATGATCCGCTTGTTGGCCTCGTCCAGTTTTGCAATCAGCCCCAGCACTACCGCTGGATTGGTGGCAGCGATGAACTCGGCGTCTGGCGCCCCGGCGCTGAGCAAGTGCTGCAAGCAGTCAGCCGTATACCAAGCCGCCTCGCCGATGTTGTCGCTTTGCTCAATTGCAGCCTCAGCCAGCGCCTTCAATTCAGAATTATCCACGGCGAACGCCTCCCAGTTTCAGCGCAGCCCTTTCAGCGCGCGCCACGCAAGTCTTCACGCCCGGTACAGCCACACGCCGCGCCTCGGGGATCTCGTCGCCGCATTCGCACTCATAGGCGCTCTGGCCGGTATAAATCACCCGAGCAGCGAGCTTTGATGCCAGTTCGGTTTCGATGCGGGTTTGGGCGAAGTCGATTTCGTCGGCCATTACTTAGCCCTCCGGTAAGCCAGAAATGCAGCCCAGAGAGCGAGCAGCAGGGAATACGTGAACACGGCAATCAGCACCGACTCGGTCACGCTAAAGCCGAGAGACTTCACGTAATTCAGGGTGGCAATGGCTACAGTCCCAATGCAGCCTGCTACCACTACGCACAGAGCAATAAACCCCAGCGTCTTAAGGAATTCCCTGGCGGCCTTCTTGAGTGGATTGCTGATCTTCATGCCTTCACCCCACTCGCCCGCTTCTGACTCCCATCCGTCCGCACAAGCCGGCTATCTGCACCCTTTTTCATGGCGATGAAGTCCTTGTGCTTGGCAGTGATTGAGAAGCCTTGGAGCTGGAGTTCGGAGACTTTGGATTTTTGGGCGGGGGTCATGACGCATTCCTTTTGCCAAACTTCGCCATCAGCAGTTCGCGGGCAGACTTTCCGTCGGCCGGGATCCCTTGCTTGGCGATTCGTTCTTGGGTCTGGCGGTCGGCCAGTTCGTTAGCCAGTTCCAGTTCGGTCTTCTGGCTGTCGTGGCCAATGCCGGTCAGGATCTTGCCGTCGAGTGGTTGGCCGGATTGAGCGCGGCGCAGGACGATTTCGTAGTTGCGTTCAAAACGAGCGCGCATCGCCTTGTCATCCTGCTTGGCCTTCGCCAGATCGAACTTTCCGGTCGCATTCGCAGCGATTCGCACCGCTTCGTGGCTGGCGGTGCCCATTAGGGCCTCCATCCATGCCTCAGGAGCCGCTGGCATGCCGTAAGCCTCATATCCGGGCGTACACCAGCCTATGAACTGACCGATGCTTGGAGCGAACGGTGAGCCGCTTAGGCGACATTGCTCGATACCGAATTTAACTTGGTCGAGGCTGTTGACTCCTGCGGCCATGAAACCCTTGGTCCAGCTTCGGCGAGCAGTCATCAGTGCCTTATCGTCCGGCCAAGCCTGTTTCCACGCTGGAAAGATTGCCTGCAACTGCCTGAAAATCTTTTCAACGACGGCGCCGGTCTGGTCATCAACGGTACCAAGCGGACCCTGCGTGATAGGTAACCCCACAGAACCGCTCATGACGGCGGTTGCGGCGCCCCTGGTGAGCGAGCGGACGGTCCTCATAGGTCATCGTCCGTGTTGCGGCGCCACGACGTATCGTCGAAATTGGGGCCGCTCGATGGCGCAGAGGAAGTGCGAGCAGCCTGAGCGAGGCGGTTGGCGATCCAGTCGGCCT